GACTCCAAGAGAGCACCTCGTACCACTCGTCATTGGCCACGATGCGCCGTATGGCCTTAATATGGAATGGGGCGAACTCGTACTTGGCGTAGGTCGGGAAGAAGTATATGATCCACGCCACAGGGTCGGCCTCGAGTTCTGCCCTCTTCTTGTCGATGTCGTAACGTGAGAGACTCTCGTCGACGTCGATGTCCTTGGCAAGGCCCTCGTTATATCTGCGCCAAATCTCCAATGCCTGTTTGTCCGACAGCCTGCTCATGCCTTACCCCCGTTAGCTTGGTCCTTGATGAACGCGTCAAAGAGCGTGTTGAACTGTTTTGCCGCTTCTATGTCGAGCGGGCGCAGCCATGAAAGGAAACGCATGGCCACGGAAACACAGTCGGGCACGCCGATGTCGGCCTCAAGTTTCTTGATCGCCCCAGCCAGTTTGGCCAGCGCGTCTGCCTCGGGGGGCGTTGCATAACGTTGCCCATCATTGCGCGCGGCGATGGCGTTGTTAATCTCGATAATCTGCCTGCTCCATTGTGAGATTATCTGTGCGGGGGTGATGGTCACGGAAGCTTTCAGTGTGTCCCAGTTCTCCGCCTTCACCCAGCGGCTTACCGTCTGGCGCGTAGTGCCCACCTTTTCGGCAATTTCTTCTTGTGTATAATTCCCGTCCAGGTACAGCGACTTGGCGATACCCTTCTTGTCAATGTTTGTCCTTGTCATTCCTTTTCCTTTTTGCATTTGCAAATTTCCTGCTTTTTCGCCAATGAATAAAATTGCCTTTTCGCCATATCTAGCTGAACGGCAATGATGTGCGTTCAGTTTCCTATGGCGTAATCGCGATTTTTCGGGTTCGTTTTTTCAGTTTAATTTTGCCGAAAAATCAAAATACAGTGCGAAAGAATTTCTTCAATATAATACCTGGTGAAGGTGAGGTTGCCGTACTGCTATATGGTGACGTAGGCGACGGACAGCGCGTGGACAGCGGCCGCGTGGTGGCCGAACTGATGGCCTTGCAGTCACAGTACTCCAAGATAGACGTGCGCATCAACAGCCGCGGCGGTGACGTATTCAGCGGCATCGCAATATATAATGCATTGCGCACGAGCAAGGCGGACATCACGGTCTATATTGACGGTGTGGCGGCGAGCATTGCGGGCATTATCGCGCTGTGCGGCAAGCCCCTGTACATGTCGCCATACGCCAAGCTGATGCTTCACGCCGTTAGCGGCGGCACATGGGGAAACGCCTCCGAACTGCGCCAGATGGCCGAGGTTATGGAAAATCTACAAGGCGACCTCGCCTCGATGATAGCCGGACGTTGCGGAATGAAGAAGGACGAAGTGCTTGCCAAGTACTTCGACGAGAAGGACCACTGGATATCCGCACAGGAGGCGTTGGATATGAAACTCATCGACGGGATATACGACATGGCCGACGAGGCAGTGGACACTTCGTCCTCTGACGATATTTACACGTATTTCAACAACCGGCTGAGAAATCAGCCACAAAACAAAGACAAAGGAATGGCACTACTGGAATCATTGAAAGGCATCGCCTCATTCGCCAACCTGGCGGACGAGAATGCCGTACTCGCGCACGCTCGCGAATTGGAGAACAAGGCCGCCAAGGCCGATGCCCTAGCGCAAGCCGTTGAGGGCTATAAGAAGAAACTGCAGGACGTGGAGGATAAGGAAATCGCGGCCGTCGTGGACAAGGCTGTGGCCGAACACCGCATCACCGCCGAACAGAAGGGGCACTTCATGGCCCTGATGAAGACCGACCGCGAGAACACTGAGAAGCTGCTGGCCAGCATGAAGGCTCAACCTTCTCGTCGCATGGTCGATGTGTATCGTGAGAATGGAGGCACCCCGACAGCCTTGGCCGACATGAGTTGGGACGAACTGGACAAGGCGGGTAAGCTTTCAGAATTGCGCAATGCGGACCTCACCGCGTTCAAGGCGAAGTACCTGGAAAAGTTCGGTTTAGACTACAAGGAATAAGACAGCATTAGAACAACATTAAAACGACATTAGAATGGCATTGAATATCAGTATCTGGCAGGCTACGCTTGTCGAGAACTTCTACCCCGACAACGGATTCGCCTCGAAATCTGTGGACGACTCCGCATACATTAAAGCGAAGAAAGTGATCATCCCCAACGCGGGAGCTCCATCGAAGGTGCAGAAGAACCGTACGGTTAAACCCGCGACAGTGAACCAGCGCACAGACAACGACTTGGAGTACGTGATTGACGAACTAACCACCGACCCTATCTACATTCCGAACATCGATACGGTGGAACTGTCGTACGACAAGCGTACATCCATCATCAGCAATGACCGCGAACAGCTGCAGAATGCTGCGGAAGAGAACATTTTGGAACGCTGGGGCCTTGGAGTTCCCTCAAAAAATGTGTTATTCACTACGGGTACGACGGAGCGCGACGCACACACTTCGGAGACCGCGACAGGCAAGCGCAAGTGCATCACCAAGGCTGACTTGCTGAAGATTATGACACGCATGGACGCTGACAATGTTCCTAAGGAGGGACGCCACATCCTGCTGGATGCGTACATGTACGCCGATTTGCTTGAAAACCTATCGGAATCGGACAAGTGGATGTTTCAGAACTCCGCCGATGTGCAGCGCGGCATAGTTGGTAAACTCTGGGGGTTGAACGTCATGACACGCAGTCAGGTTCTGCGCGTGAAGACCGACAAGAGCCTCTTGAGTTGGGACCAGGAAGCCGTTGCGGGAGAGATGGCCGCAGCACTGGCCTGGCACGACAAGTCTGTCAGTCGTGCGATGGGCGAAGTTAAGATGTACGACTCGACTAACAATCCGCTCTTCTACGGTGATATTTATTCGTTCTTGCTCCGCACGGGCGGTTCCGTTCGCCGCTATGACAAGAAGGGTGTTTACCTGCTCGCGGAAGCGGCTAAGTAAAGAAAGGGCTGAATTATGTTACCAAGAATTAAGATTCAGTTTTTAAACGGGCAGCTGGGCACCGTGGGCGAAAGCCCCGACGGCCTGTTCGCCCTGGTGTGTGGGGCGGCCGCCGTGGCCAAGACGCTCGAAATGGGCAAGGCCTACACCGTGCACTCGTTCGATGAGCTGGCCAAGCTGGGCGTGACCGGCGAGAACAACCCCCGCCTGCATAAGCACGTGAAGGAGTTCTACACCGAGACCGAGGAGGGTACGAAACTCGTCATCTTCCCTGTGGACAAGACGAAGACGTTCACCGAACTGCTCGATAAGGACGCGGGCGTTGTCAAGGAACTCGTTACGGCGCAGAACGGTTCATTGCGCGGCATATTCGTTGCCGGCGACGGCCGTGAGGCCACCCTCACCACCAACGGGCTGGATGATGACCTCTTCACCGCTCTGCCCAAGGCGCAGCAGCTGGCCGAATGGGCCACGACGCAGCTCTACGCCCCGCTCTTCATCGTCATCGAGGGGCGCGGCTACAAGGGCGGTGCGGTGAAAGACCTGCACGGCGAGGCCTACAACCGCGTGGGCGTGCTCATCGGCGACACGGTGAAGGCATCAGAGGGCGCGGCCGTGGGCGTAATGGCCGGGCGACTGGCCTCCGTACCCGTACAGCGCAACATCGGCCGCGTCAAGGATGGTGCGCTGAAACCAGTGGCCATGTACCTGGGTGACAAGCCTGTGGAAGAGAACGCCTCGGCCGTAAGCGACCTATACGATGCCGGCTACATCACCCCGCGCAAGTACGTGGGCAAGGCCGGCTACTTCTTCACCGACGACCGCCTGGCGTGCGTCCCCACCGACGACTACGCCCACATCACCGCGCGGCGTACCATCGACAAGGCCTATCGCATCGCCTATGCCGCACTGCTCGACCTGATGTTGGACGAACTCCCCGTGAACGAGGACGGCACGCTGCAGCACGGCATAATTATGGCTTGGCAACAGATGATGGAGAATGCCGTCAACCGCGCCATGACGGCGCAGGGCGAACTCTCCGCAGATGCCGAGGGTGCGGGCTGCAAGGCTTATATCGACCCCAAGCAGAACGTGTTGGCCACATCTAAGGTGGAACTCACGCTAAAGGTGCGCCCCTTCGGATACGCACGCTACGTGGACGTGAAGCTGGGATTCCAGGTTGAAACGGCAGGTAAGTAACATTTCGTGGGTGGGCATCGCGCCCACTCACCTAACACTTCAAACTAAAAGGCAATGTTCAACAGCAGAGAATACGAATGGGCGGACATCTCCGTAGTGATGGGCGGACGGCCCATTACCGGCATCCGCGGCATCAAATATAATATCAAGAAGGAGAAGGAACTGCTATATGCGAAGGGCAACCGTCCGCACGCAGTGCAGAGCGGCAACTACGATTACAGCGGTGAGATAACGCTGCTGCAGAGCGAATACCTCGCCCTGCGCGAGGCGGCCAAGGGCGACATTCTCGCCGCCCAGCTCGATGTGGTGGTGTCCTACGGCAACCCCACCCGCGGCGACGCCATCACCACCGACATACTGGTGAGCGTGGAGTTCACCGAAGATAATACTGAATGGAAACAGGGGGACAAGTTCCAAGAGAAGACCATCCCCTTCGTCTTCATCGATAAGAAACAGGCGTAAAACCAAACACCGAGATTATGAAATATACGAAACAACAGATAGAGGAGTGGAAAGCCAAGCACGGCGAACTCTTCGAAATAACCGTCGAGGGCAAGAGCTGTGTACTACATCGTCCAACACGCCGTGACCTGAGCTACGTCAGCGTGTTGACAGATCCCATCAAGATGACCGAAGTCATGCTCAACCAGCTCTGGGTGGCAGGCGATGAGGAAATCAAGACAAGAGACGATCTCTTCCTCGCAGCAAGTCAGAAGATGCAGGAGGTTCTCGAAGTTAAAGCTGCGGAAATAAAAAAGCTCTAGAGGATGCCGAAGTGGACGTGTCTGACGGGTTCGACATCCTCTTTTTCAATACGGTAATGCGCTACTATCTGCACCTTGATCCCGACACGCTCTCGGACCAGGAGTGGGCGCACACATACAAGTATTTGGGCGAGATAAGAAAGGCAGAAGCAAAAGCGAAAGGCGATGGATAATGTATTGAAGTTCCTCATCAAGCTCAAGGCCGACAAGGGCAATGTCGTGTCGGTGGCCAGGCAGACCGAACAGCAGCTGGATGCCATCAACCGAAAAGCTTCGGTTGTCGGGCGCGGCTTGCGGAAGGCTTTCTCGTTCAACGGGTTCAAGGGCGCGCTGATGTCGATTCCCGGCATGCAGTTCCTCATGAACCCATACACGATGATTGGTGCTGGCGTCGGGGCGATGGTGCGGCTGGGCGCGCAAGCCGAGAGTGTGAACGTGGCCTTCACCACGCTGGTGGGCAGCGAGCGTAAGGCCGCCCAGATGCTTGGGCAGATCAACGACTTCGCCGCACGCTCGCCCTTTGGCAAGATGGACCTCACCCAGAGCGC